AGTAATGGACTGATATATCTAATACCGTCTATAAACTCAAAACCTAAGAATTTTACTTTGTGTACACTCTTATAGTTATCAGTTTTTTCTAAGGATATAGGCAATCCAAAAACTGACTCGTAACCTGCATACAATTGCTGTAGATTAATCTTTTGTGAGTCGAATATATTATCGTCTCCACAAATGAGTGCTTTGTCTAAATTATTTGGTGCAAGGTATTCCAATACAATAGCATGTGCTATCGTTCCGATCATGTTAGTGAAACCTGATCCTGATGGAATTCCGTGATCCTTAATGAAGGCATAAGTACCTACATATGGTTCTCTTGATACCATAATTGATGTGCAGAAATATTCTACCATTTTGTCATATTGGATAGACATTTTCTGTTCCAAAAAGAGTTGTGATCGTAAAATCCAGAATGCGAGAATGATCGCTTCATTTGGTAAATTTTGATCAAAGCCGCTTACATCTAAAGATGTGATGCGTTTTGAATTACCGAAACGATTTAGGAGTAAATCTCCTGTCTCTTTTCCTGTTTTACCGATTACATAGAATGTGTCAGTAGTAATAAAATGTCGAATGAATGGCATGATAAAACAATCTTCAAGTAGAATGATTGCGCCTGGGCAAGGATACATTACACGAACTTTTCGTGATAATTGTCCAAAGGACTCACGAATTTGTAATCTGAATCCCCTAATCATGGGCCAATTCCAACATTCAGTTAATCGACCAGCAATTATTTCATGACAATCATGAATAAGCTTGTCTAATACCTGACCTTTTCTTTGGAAATACGGAAAGCTAGATGATGATCTTCTGTTAACCTGTAGTTCAGCTGCTGTTTCTGGAGTAACTGGAATAAACTTGTGGTTCGGAAACTTACAAGCATAGCGTACTCTAAGTGCTGCTGCAACTAGGTCACGGTGTGATCCTGTAAATCTAGTTTTCTTTGTCATTAACGATTCAGCTTTTTGCAATACCTGTGAAAAATCATCAGGTTGAATAGGACCGAAATCTCTGACGTATGATCCAAATCCTTTTCTATTTACCCGTTTCAGTAGGTCTTTTTCCAAATGCCAAGAAGGTCTACGTGCCGCAAACCTACCAGCTGTGCCTACCACGGTTCTGCCGTAGCTTTCGTCGCTAAGTAGCTCAGTTAACCTCCCTCGTCGGTTATCAACTGCTCGAGTTATATAAGAATAAAAACGCTTGGCGTCTGAATAATAGCCGTTGTCAACAATAGAGTTTGATCTTCGTTTCATAGTCGTTTTCTCCTTTTAAATATAACTTTTTACTGTAAATTAACAGCACTAACATATTATCGATTGTTAGAATCGGGAACATACACTTTTTAAAGTGAACCAGACGTTTGTG